CAGCTGGTCTAAACAGCGGCAAAGCCCTGAGAGAATTTAACGACATTGAAACCGAACGCTTTATGGCTGCTGGTCATAGTTATGAACGCTATTTTATCGACATCGCTAAGCTCGCAATCGACTGCGTCAAAGACATCTTTGAGCGTGAAAAGTCTTATCCGGTATCTGCGCCAGGTAAGAAATTTCTTGAGACACTGGACTGGAAGCAAATCCGCCTAGAAGACGATGAGTATACGCTCAAGATATATCCAGTCTCTCGCTTGCCTAGTGATCCAGCTGGTCAGCTGCAAACGATCACCGAATATATCCAAGCCGGGTTTATTACTCCGCGTGCTGGTAGACGCCTGCTAGACTTCCCGGATCTTGAGCGCGCCGAAGACTTGAGCAATAGCCCTGAAGAATGGTTGCACAAAGTCATTGAAGACATGGTTGACGACGGCAAGGTTTATCATCCTGAGCCAGACGATGATCTGCCGCTAGCGCGTGAGATGTCGCTGCAGTACCTGGCTTTCGCCAAAACACAAGGCGCACCAGAAGAAAACCTACAGATACTTCGGGACTTCATTAGCGAAGTAGACCAGCTGCAGCAGATGGCTATTGAAGGTGCCCAGATGGCTCAAATGGCTCAGGAGCAAATGATGCTGCCGCAAGCAGTGCCGATGGCAAGCCCAGTAAGTGAATTAGTGCCTAACGTTCCAGCAGCATAAGGACTTGTAATTATGGACTTTATTGAGAATCAGGTAGAAGCCGCCGTACCGGAAGCAAGTGAAGTAACAGAAGGCCAAGAGACAGCAGCGCAGCAGCGTCGCCCAGCAGAAGGTGCCAATCGGTTCGCTTTTCTTGCTAAGAAGGAAGCCGCCATCGTCCGTCAAAGGCATGAGCTTAAGGCTCAGATGGAAGCAATGACCAGTCAGCGAAGCGAGATGGAAAAGCTGCGCGCTGAGATCGATGAGGTGAAAGGCAGGAAGGCTAGCTATAGGTCTAACCCACTTGCTGCCCTCGAGGATGCTGGCCTTAGCTACAAAGAGCTGACTGATTTTATCCTGAACAACAATACAGTCTCGACCGAAAGCCAGATCAAGGCACTGCAAGACAAGATCAGCGAAGTGGAAAGCGCTCGCCAGCGAGATCATCAGGAACGTGAGGAGCATTCCAAAAGGCAGGCAGCCGAGCGCGAAGTGCAAGTTATCGCGGAGTTTAAAAACGAGATTAGCAATTTCATATCGTCCAAAAAAGACGACTACGAGCTCACAAACTTGTATGAGTCTAGTGACTTAGTATACGATACGGTGGAAGCCTATTTTGAAAAGACAAGTAAAGTCCTGAGTATTCCTGAAGCCTGCCAATTAGTTGAGACGTACTTAGAAAAGCAGGTTGAGAAATCGCTTCAGACGAAAAAACTAGGATCCCGCTTTCAAAAGCCAGCTGAACAACCGATTGCGAAACAAGATCCCTCAGCGCCGCGCCGCACACTCAATAATCAAAACTATACAAGTAGTACGCCGTCTATGGTTTCTCCCAAAGTGGAGAATGACCGCATGTCGCGTGCGCTTGCTGCACTAGATTTATAACCAATTAAAGGAGCATTACGATGCCAACAGTAGGACCTTATTTAAACCTGACGGCCATGAATGCAGCTTTAAAAGAGCTCTATGACGGCCAGGTAGTCGAGAATCTAGTCTACAGTGACAACCCTTTCCTAGCTTTGGTCCCTAAAAAGACTGACTTCGGCGGCAAGTATAAGCCAATCCCAATCATCACTGGTGTATCGCAAGGCCGTTCGGCTACTTTCTCGAACGCTCAAGGCAACCAGTCACCTGTTCAGATCCAATCGTTCTTGCTTACTCGCGTAGCCGACTACTCGCTCGCTACTATTGATAACCAAACGATGCTCGCGTCCCGTACCGACAAAATGTCCTTCCTTGAAGGCGCTAAGCTTGTTGTTGACGGAGCATTCCGCTCGATCACCAACTCGCTAGCATCTTCGCTGTTCCGCAGCGGTACTGGTTCGATTGGCGCGATTGGCTCCGTTTCAACTGGCGTCATCACCTTGTCGAACGCAAATGATGTTGTTCAGTTTGAAGTTAACCAAACGCTTCAAGCTAACGCGACCGATGGCGGAACACCACGCGCTGCCCTTGGGTACGTTATCGCTGTTAACCGTAGCCTTGGCACCGTGACTGTCTCCGCCACTGGTCTCGGCGGTGCAGCTGGCTCGCCATCAGGTTGGGCTGCAGCTGACTTCCTTCTGGTCCAAGGTGACGTTAACGCAAAAGTTAAAGGCCTCGCCGCTTGGCTGCCAGACACTTCGCCTGGTCCTGGTGACAGCTTTTTTGGTGTAGACAGAAGCCAAGACGTTACTCGTCTCGCTGGTATCCGCTACGACGGTTCCGCACAAAGCATCGAAGAATCCCTGATCGATTCTTCCAGCTTGCTCGCACGAGAAGGCGGCAAACCAGACGTTTGCATCACCAACTTTGCTACCTACGCTGCACTTGAGAAATCTTTGGGTTCCAAAGTCCAGTACGTTGACATGAAAGGCCCAGCAGAAATTGCTTTCCGCGGCATCATGGTTAACGGCGCTAACAGCATGATCAAAGTGTTCCCAGATCGTAACTGTCAGCCACAAAAAGGCTACCTGTTGCAAATGAACAGCTGGTGCCTGAATAGCCTAGGGGAAGCGCCCCAAATTTTACGCTACGGTGATGGACTCGAAATGCTCAGAGTAAGTAATGCGGACGCTGGCGAGGTAAGAATCGGATATTACAGCAATTTATCGAGCAATGCTCCGGGCTTTAATGCTAACGTGACCTTCTCAGTTTAATTAAATCCTATAGGTGGCGTGCGGTGCTTGCTTACCGTGCGCCATTTTTTTAAGGGGAACAAAATGGCAAATAGATTCTTTCAACAATTCTTCTTTTCGCTGAATCACGCTCCCGTGTTTCTCGAAGGAAGTGTTGTCATCGGTGCCACTGGTGCCGTTGGAACAGTAAAAGGAAGCGGACTTTTAAGTGCAACAAGACTTGCCGCTGGTGTGTATCAGCTGCAATTTGAAGATGCTTACAATCGTTATTTGGGCGGCACTGCTGGCTTTGTTTCCCCAGTAACAGGCGCATCAGTTTCCGGTGGATCGTTTGTTGCCGGTACGCTCTATTACATCACCGCACTTGGAACAACTACGACTGCACAGTGGTTAGCTGCTGGCGTACCTGCTGGCGTAACTCCAGCCGTTGGTGTTGCCTTTGTTGCTGCGACCGTAGGCGCTGGCACTGGCACTGTAAAGGCTGCTGGTACGTCTGGCATTTTTGCTGTCGAGGTTGCAGGTAACTCTAACCTTACTAGCTACAACTCAGTTGCAGGCAAAGGAGCAATCTTGGTGCTTCAGTGCCTTAATGCTTCCGGAACTAAAACGGATCCTGCTGCTGGATCGGTTCTAGGGTTCACCTCGTTCTTTAGAAACAGCTCGGTTGCTGGCAAAGGGGAGTAATCATGATTATTCCTGACAAGAAAAAAGCCGCGACAATCATCATCAGCCAAATGCATGGTTATCCAGAGAGCAGCGAAGAAAAAGACGATGATTCCGATGAGTCATCAGAGTGCGAAGCCCTTGGCCGGGAACTGCTGGATGCTCTTGCTGCTAAGGACGGCATGGCAGCATATGACGCAGTTAAGGCAATCTTCATGAAGGCTGATGCAGAGCCACATGAAGAATACGAGGACGAAGAAGAAGAAGGTTACTAGGTATCAGAAGGACATGCGCTGACGGTAGGGTGTTTTATATGCCCTGCCGTTTTTTCTAACAGGGGAAACAATGGCTACAACCCTAACTAGACTTGAACTAAGAGACGCAGTGCGGCAACGCGCTGACATAGTAAACAGTCAATTTATCACCGATGCTGAACTGAATAGTTACATCAACCAAAGCTACTTTGAGCTCTATGACCTGCTGATCAGCAAGTACGGAGATAACTATTACGTCGCTCCGGTATACACAATCACCACAGACGGCATAAATGATCAGTATGCGCTGCCAACTAGCCCAGCTTTTTACAAGCTCCTCGGTGTTGATCTTGGGCTTAGCAATACATCAGACAGCTTCGTTACAATCCGGCCTTTTGAGTTTATTGACCGTAACCGTTACGCCGTCCCTAACTTCCAAAGCTTTTACGGCTTGACTAACCTTCGCTACAGGATCAACGGAGACAAGATTTGGTTCACTCCGATCCCTGCAGCCAATCAACGCATACGTCTTTGGTATATCCCGCGTATGACTACGCTATCAGCTGACGGCGATACGGTAGACGGCATCAGCGGCTGGACTGAATACATTATCTGCGACGCTGCAATGAAGTGTATGCAAAAAGAAGAATCCGATGTGTCAGTACTCATGGCAGAAAAGCAAATGCTGATCAGGCGCATCGAAGCAATGGCAGAATCTCGCGATGTAGGCAGCCCAGCTAGGGTGTCTGACAACATGTATTCTGACTTCTCGTTCCCATCGGGATCCGGCGGTAATTTTGGCGGGGGATCGTTTTAATGGCTCGGCTGTTTAAGGTGCAGACCATAGACCGAGTGGTCAATCAGCTGCAGGACAACATTGCCAACTTTATTGAGCCAATGGCTAACAATGTCCTATTGCCCGGTATCATCTTAAAAAGTGTTGCGCTTGCCGCTACGTCTAACACCATTCAGCACAAGCTAGGACGGCTGTTGATTGGTTGGTTTATCGTTAGGCAGCGCGCAAGCGCATCTATTTATGACACACAGGACACCAACCCAACGCCAACATCAACGCTGAGACTTACATCAAGTACCGTTGTAACTGTCGATATATACGTTTTCTGAGGGATCACTTAATGCCTCTACAAAAGAATAAAATACCTATCAGCTTTGCCCAAGGTGTCGACACCAAGACAGACCGAAAGCAAGTGGTGCCTGGTAAGCTGCTGCTTCTAGAAAACGGAGTATTCCAGACAACCAATAGCCTAATTAAGCGCAACGGCTATGCAGCGTTTGCTAAGACCACTGCGGACAACACCACACTTGCTAACTCAATTGGCGTCGCGACATTTAAAGACACGCTGTTTAACCTGGCTGCCGAGGTATCTGGCGCTACTGTTACCAACACGTATGGCTGGGCATATAGCCCGTCAACTCTTGAGTATTCCATCAACAAAGGCACGTATCACCCAGTTAATGTGTCGCGCACAGCAGCAGGGACAACATACGGCGCATCGTCTCCATATGCTTCGGTCGATAGTTTTACTGATACGGTCACTAACCTACAGTTTTTGGTTTATACAAAAGCACTTACAAACGCGACGACAACAATCATCAACTTTGCTTTTAAAGACCTAACAACCAATGCCTTTATCAGTACCGATGTAACGCTTGTTGGATCTGGCCTTACCAGCATCAGCAGCTACTTTAGAGCCCTAAAGATTGGCACTAAGTTTGTAGTTATATTTAGTGGGACATTAACTAGTACCGGTGTTTCTGGTCTTTATTATGTGACTATTGATGTCAGTAATCTTGCCGTGCAAAGCTCGCCGGTACTAATCAAAGCAACAGGCACCACGGCCGGGACATACCTAGTCAATTCGCGCTTTGATGCGATTGTAGACAACAACATCATATATGTTGCCTATGCCGATGGCGTCGCGGCAACGAACACACTGTCACTTCTCACTATATCTAGTGCGTTTGTGATCTCAGCTGTCACCGCTGTAGCAACAGCCAATGCAGCACAGGGTACTTGCCTGGTAGCAGATGCCTCTAATCACATATGGGCATCATGTAACTCAGGCCTGTTAGTTAAAATGATAGGCTACAACTCAAATTTATCGGGCTCTTACTTTCCGCTGGCTCTTATCTTCACTTCAGCAACAGCGATAACCGATGTAGTTGGCATCATTAGCCCAACAGACCAAGAAACAATCACTTTGTTTGTGACCGATACGGCTGGCGGCAATGTCTATAATGACCCAGCTTTTGTGGTTAAACTAGATGCTTTTTATGTCGCGGGCTCTATATCAATTGTTGCAACGGGTACCCTGCTTTTAAATGCTACCGTCTACAGCAAGCCGTTTAATTATTTAAATAACACCTACATAGTTGTTGTGTCTTATGACGGCTATGACGCTCAGTCATATTATTTGCTTCAGACCAGCGCAACGAGCACCGAACAAGCCGCTGCCAAGCTGTGCTCTCAAAGCGGTACTTTCCTGGCTGGTAACTCAGTATCAATGTATGCATCGGCTACCGGTGTCTTTTCTACAACCCTAGTTGAGAAAACAACATCAAACGCCAGCCGGTCTTATATCGCTTGGTCTTACTCGCTGTCGTTTGATCACAAGCCCGTGTTTGCAGAGATGGCAAATAATCTGCATATCACTGGCGGCTACATATACATGTATGACGGCAAGCAGCTGTGCGAGCATGGCTATCTTGTGCAGCCAACGATATGTACGCTAGCCGATGCCGCTGCTGGAAGTGTTGCCGCTGGTGACTATTATTACCGTTTTACATATGAGTGGATGGACTCTTTTGGTCAGCTGCACATCTCAGCACCTAGTGCGCCAAGTGCCAAGCTAACTGTGGCGGCCAGCAGGAGAATTGATGTCACCATTCCCAATCTGCAGCTAAGCAACAGATCAGACCAAATGTATATTGGCCTTTATAGGTCTAGTGACGGCACCAACTATTATAAAAACTCATTCAGTGGTTACAACGGATCGATAAAAAACTTTAATGGAACAACAACCACTGTATTTCAAGACAGCTACTCTTTTGCTCAGGCCTATGAAGGCCAGCCGCTTCTATATACATCGGGCGGCGAAGTAAGAAACATTGACCCAGGCGCTACGCGGTACCTTGCTACCTACAATCAGCGCATGGTTGGGATTCCGCAGGAGGCATCCAATTCATGGTGGTACTCAAAAGAGATTATCCCCGGCGGTCCTGGTGCCACAGGTACTCCAGTAGAATTCAGCGACCAATTTATCAGTAGTATTGACGAGCGTGGCGGTGGGATTGTTGGCATCCAGCAGATCGACGAAAAGATAATATTTTTCAAAGCTAATAACATTTTTGGATTGTCTGGCAACGGACCAGCACCTAACGGAACAGGTGATCAATTTAATCCGCCACAGGTTATCGCAACAGATAGCGGCTGTATTGAAGGCCAGTCAATTGTCCTTGGACCGTCTGGTATCATCTATAAGTCAGCTAAGGGCCTGTATCTGATTGATAGGTCCATGTCGGTTAGCTACATCGGTGCGCCAGTTGAATCATATAACTCGCAGGAAATACTAAGCGCCGACCTTATCTATAACCTTAACCAATTTAGGTTCGGTGTTAGTTCGGGTGTGGCACTGGTTTACAACTACCTGTTCGACCAGTGGTCAGTGTTCACAAATCATCCGGTAGTTCAGGCCTGCATCTACCAGAATAAATACACGTATGCGAAGTCGGACGGCACTGTGTATCAGGAGACACCAGGAGCCTACTTAGATGATGCCACATCAATCAGCATGAAGCTCACTACTGGCTGGCTATCGTTTGCCGAACTGCAGGGCTTTCAGCGCCTATATAAGCTGCTGCTACTTGGCGAATATAAGTCAGCGCATAAGCTACAAGTGACTATCTGCGTGGACTTTAACGATACAGTAGTGCAGACCAGCCTCATCACGGCGCTTAATGATCCGCTATATCAGTACCGTATTTTTCTCAGCAGGCAGAAGTGCCAATCAATGAAGTTTACAATTCAGGACATTGCGCCTGATGTTGGGACACTGGCGGAAGGCTACAGCATCAGTGCGATGGCTTTTGAAATGGGTGTTAAACAAGGTCTTAATAAACTACCTGCAGCAAGGAGTGTTGGATAATGGGAATGCCTAAAAAAATTGGTAATTGGGAGCCAGGAAAAACAGCGGCTGAAATGAAAAATGATCCACTTAGAGCACTTTTAGCAGGTGCAACCAGTGGATATTCGGAAATGCCTACAGTAATAGGCCAAAAAGACGTTAAAACACAGGCTATCGGTCCAACTGGTTTAAATATTGGCCCTCCCGGCGGTGCAACACCACAACTAGCACAACAAGAAAACACATACGCCGGTGCTGCTGGTGCGATGACACCATTGCAGCAACAACTAGCTGGCCAGCTTTCAGGTCTATATGGCACTGGTGCTGGTGCAATGACCGGCCTGATTGGTCAGCTACAAGGCCAGACTCGCGGGGACTTCGGCGCAGCTGGTTCCCTTGGTCAGCAGCTTTTGCAGCAAGGCATGACTAAAAACCTTGGCGACGTTCGCACACAGCTAGCAAGTCAGCGCGGACTAAGCCCAGCACTAGCAGCAAGTATTGCAGCAACCAAGCAGGCTGAGCTTGGCGGGCAAACAACTCAGCAAGCAGGCATCCTTGGACTTCAGCAACAGATGGAAGCGCAAAAACAGCTAGGCGGACTAGCTTCTGGTGCAGCACAGTTAGGCTCAGAAGGCGCAACAAGGATTGGCGGACAGCTATCACAAGCCGATATTGAATCAAAAAAGATTAAGGCCGGTATTAACGCAGCTAACCAATCCGCAATTGCTGGCGACAAAGCCAGGACTGTGCAGGCTGTTACTGGTGTCTTAGGTGGTGCCGCACAAGTTGGCGCTGCTGCAGCTGGTGCTGCACACGGCGGCCGTATTGGCGGCGAAGCACCATACGCTGGCGACACATTAAAGAACGACGTTGTCCCTGCCAATCTCAGCCCTGGTGAGATCGTTATCCCGCGCAGTGCAGCAGGTAGCAAAAAAGACGCTAAGAGCTTCATCGAGGCGCTGACTGATTGGGACGAAGAGCCTAGTTACTCAAAAGTGCTACAGGCACGGCAAAAAAAAAAAACTATAGCGACGGCGGACAAGTAGGATTTCCAATGAGTGGACCTTATGCGCCTGTTACTCAGGAAAAACTAGACGCAGCAACGGACAAACCATTGCCAGCAGCACAAAGACTAAAAACCAATATTGATGACTTCCTAACCGGGAACGTAGTGGAGCCATTGGCGCAACGTGGCTATCCCAATCTTGGTGCAGCACTTGCCACAGTGCCTAGTGTTGCTGCTGAGATGATGATCCCTAGCACTACTGGTGAGCTTCAGGCCGGTGTCATTCCGTTTCCTGGTGCCAAACTAACTAAGGCGGCAAAAGATGCGATAAAGGTTGAAGGCAGAGGTGCCACTATAATTAATAGTATGAAAGAAAAAATCGGAGGAAAAATACAAGAATTAAGGCCAACAACTTCGATAAATAAGCAAAGTTGGTTTGACGACATTGGCGGATCTGCTGGCATTAAGCAAAACTTGGATGAATTAGCTAAGTTAAATTCTGATGATACAAAAATATCTAGACTCACAGATCAGATTAAAAAGTTTTCAAAAAAAGCATCAGAAAACAAGAATGCAGATATTCGCATGAATTATGAAAAGCAACATGACAAGGCTATGGACAATTTAATTGATCATATTAATACAAATCAAAGTGAAATTAAGTTACCGCCAAAAAAACTTGATGATCTTGAGTTATTTCACGGATCAAAAACAGGTTTAAGTGAAATTAAAGAAAAACATAATCCTGTTGGAATAGATTTTGGTGGTATTTTTGCTTCTCCAAGTGAGGTTTCGGCAGCATCTCACGGGAATAATCTTTATCGAACTAAAATAAATAAAGCCGATGTACTAGACCAACAAAAAATAAATGAAATTATAGACGATAAAAAAATAGAAGATATTTTGAAAAAAAGCACAAGGCTTGACCCAAAAAGCTCAACATTTGAAGAAGATTTAGATTTATTAAAAGAATCTGTTTTACAAAATAAAAATATATTTGATTTAGATTTATTCCAAGAAGATAAAATTAAACACTTAGTAAGAACTGAAGACCTTGGTGAAGCTTCTTGGGAGCTTCAAACAATTAGAGGCAAAATAGCTAAAGCCCTTGGATATAAAGCCGTTGAAATGCCTGATGAGCATGGCATGAGTTATTTAGTATTTCCTGGAAATAAAATTGAAAAAATAGAAAGGTAACCACATGCCTATCAGCTTAATTGACGAGCAAGAAAACCACTTCACGTTACACGACGGTAATGAATCGTTCCCTGTTGCCAAGTTTGGCCTTGATGACACAACCATGGGACAGATCAGGAGCTTGCCTCAAGGTTATGCCGACGGCGGCATGGTTTACAATTCTTTTGGAATGCCTAAACAGGCTAGTGCTGATTTTAACGCTACGCAGTCACCAACAATGCAGCTGTTTAACCAAACGGTAACGCCA